CATTGCATTTGGATTTGGCGTTCCTGGCCGCCCGCGACCGGCCAGGCGTACCCCGACGGGCGGAGCACCATGGTGCGTTCGGGGGCGCCGGGCCGGTCCAGCACATAGTGCAGGACGGGCCGGTTGGAGGGGACCATGAACGGAGCGAACGAGCTGGCTACGGCGTCGATGCGGGCGCCGGCGCCGGCCACGGTGTGCACGGAGGCCGACACCACCCGGCCGCCCATGAACTGGGTGCGGTCATCCACCCCGTCCTGGGAAGGCTTATCCGACACCACCTCCCGCACCGCCGGATAACCCAAATCCAGGCTTTCACAAAACCAGCCGCCGGTGAAGTTCTCCAAAGGTACGACCAGGGAGCCGAGCACCAGCCAGGCCGATCGGGCGCACGACGGCCCGGTCGGCACCCAGGCCGGCACGTAGGTGAACACCACCGGGTTGGACGTGCCGCTAGGAGAGGTGACCGTGATGTTGACCGGCCCGTTGGCGTGGTTGGGGGCGGTAAACAGCATGCCGGTGGGGTTTTGGGACAGGAAGCTGGTGACGGCCAGGGTGTCCACGGTGACGGTGGTGACGGTGTCCAGTCCGGTGCCGTACAGGGCGATGGTGGCGCCGATCAGCCCCGAAGAAGGATTGGGCGAGGGCGAGGTGAGGGTGGGGGCGGCCATGGTCTAGACCCTCTGGGTGCGGATGACCCAGGCCGCCTTACGCATGAACGCCTCTACGTCCAACTCGGTCGAAAAATGGGCGTTCTGGACGATCACGGCCGGGCCGGCCGGGCCGGGCTGATGGCCGGCCGGGACCACCGTCTCGCCCTGGTGGAGTAAGGCCAGCCCGGTGGAGGTGATCGTCCCGCCCGTCTGCAAACCGGGGATGTGGGAGGCCAACCCGGAGATGACCCCGGCGCCGGGGATGCTGGGTACTTTCAGTTTGCCGACGGTGTCATCCCAGATGCGGGTGATGAAATCGGTAGCAGCCTTGAACGGGGCTATCAGCACGTTGAACACCCCGGAGAAGATGCCGGCGATCCGGCCGGGCAGCCCGGCGAAAAAGCCGATCAGACCGTTCCACAGGCCTTTTATGGTGGCGACGGCGGCATCGAACGGGGCGGTGACGAGCCCGGTCAGGGTGCGCCAGACGCCGGTAAACCAGGCGATTATGCCGCTGAAGAAACCGGTTATGGGCCGCCACCACACATAGATGGCGGCCACGGCCAGGGCGAACGGGCCGAGCAGGATGCCGGCCAGCAGCGGCCAATACTTTTGGATGTAGCCCCAGACCACCTGGATGGCGGCCAAGATGCCGTGCCACACGTCCAGGGCCACCCGCTTGATTTCGTTCCAGGCGTCTTTCAGGACGCCGGTTTTGACCAGGACCAGAACGATGATGGCGATCAGGGCGGCGATGGCCAGCACCACCAGCCCGATGGGGTTGGCGTCCATGGCCACGTTCAACGCCCATTGGGCGATGGTGGTGATTTTCTCCCAGGCGGCCAGGGCCATCAGCTCGATCCGGGTGCCGAGGGCGGCGGCTTTGGCCGCGTCCATGGTGGCGGTGCCGATTTTCATGACGGAGCCGAGGCCGGCCATGGCCGTGCCGGCCGCGGTGATGGCCGGCCCGTACTTTTGGCCCAGGGTGGCGGCGGTGTCCTCCAGGTGGGCTCGGATGGCGGCGATATGCCCGCCGAAGGTGTCCGCCGCGGCGGAGGCCTGCCCTTTCAGTTTGTTGGACAGCTCGTCCATGGTGGTCATCTGGCCTTGGGCGGCGGCTTTGACGGTGTCCTGGGCGGCGGCCACTTTCTGGTGGGCGGCGACCGCCTTGCCGCTGGCGTCGGTCACCTTTTGGGTGGCGTCCCGCAGCTTGATGGCCTCGGCGGTGGTCAGCTTCTTTTTGCCGGCGTCGACGGCCTCGATGTCGGCCAGGTGCTGCTTGGCCGCCGCCAACGCCTTGTCCGCCGATTCGGCCGCCCGGGTGGCCGCCTCCAAAGATTTGGTGGCGGAGGCGGCTTTGGGGGCGGCGGTGATCCCGAAGTCCTTCAAAATTTTGCCGGCCCCGTTGTAGGCCTTGCCCAACTGCCCGGCCGCGGTGGTCAACGATTCGTGTTTGGCCGCGGCCAGGTCGGTAGCGGTATTGAGCAGGCCGAGCGCTTTGGTGGGGTCGCCGGTGGCCTCGGTCAGCTTGGCCAGGGCGTCCTGGGTTTCGACGGCGGTGTTACCGAATTTCTCCTGATGTTTGATGGCCTTGTCGACCTGGCCGGCGTAGTCGTCGTAGCTTTTGCCAGTGGCGGCCACCGCGGCCTGGAGCTGCTGGTGGGCGGCCTGGTCTTTGGAGCCGAGGGCGGACAGGCCGACCCCGACGCCGGCCAGGGCGCCGCCCACCCCGATCATGGCGGTGGAGATGTCGTGACTGTGCTCGGCGATGGTGCCCAGGGCGCTGTCTATGCCGTCCAGGGCGGCCCCGAACGGTCCCAGCACCCCGGTGGAGTTCAGGACGTTGAGGGTGCCACTGAAGGCGTCGTGCATCTTCCCGGCCGCGCTCGAGGCGGCCGAGCCGACCCCCGACACCGAGGCGGCGAAACCTTTGAGGTCGGCCAGGATGCGGACGGTGACCGACGGGCTGGCGGCCACCTGTTATCGCCTCTGCCGGGCCGCTTTGATCTCGGCCGCCTCGCGTTCCATGTGCCGGACGAACGCCCGGAAAATGTCGTCGTCGAGCTCGGCCAGCTGGTTGGGGGTCATTCGCCAGTAGCGGCAGAGGGCAGCGATATTGTCGGCCGCCCGTTGGCGGTAGGGTCCGGCGTTTCGTCCCCCAACTCGATCTCCACGTCACCGGCCATGGCCCACAGCTGGTCGGCGTCCAGGTCGGCGTCGCGGTGGCGGCGGCGCAGCTCGATGAACGCCATGGCCTGGAACTTGTCGGCCGACTCGTCTGATTGCAACAGCTGCTCGAAGGTGCGGCCGGTGGCTTTGGTCAGCTGGCGCATGTCGGACGGCCGCATGCGTAGTTGGGTGGCGTCGATGTAGACCGGCGGCTCTTCACTCATGGACACTCCCGGCGTCGGTGGTGGTGTTGGTCCAGGGGTAACGCTCCAGGGTGGCGGCCACGGCGTCGGCGTACGCCTGCTCGCCGGCCGGTCCCAGGCGGGCCGCGGCCGGCCACAGGTAGCGGCCTTGAGGCAGGTAGGCGCGGTCGCCGGGGTAGCCGCCGAAGTCGACCGGGCCGGCATAAATGGCGGTCTCGGCCACCGCCGCCCCCAACTTGACGGTTTGCACGACGATGGAGCCGGCCAGGGTGCCGGTCACGTGCGGGACGGCGGCCCGGGCGGCGTCGGCGATGGGCGTCACCGCGGTACGGCCGGCGGTGCGCAACGCCACGGCCAGCGGGCCGGACGGGGCGGCCATGCGGTCGAAGTCCTTGACCAGCGCTTTGACCCCGACGATTTCGGCGTCGGCGGCCACTAGGGGTGGATGCCGGCCACGAAGGCGGTGCCGTTCCAGTTGGCGGCCAGCCGGTCGGCGGTGATCACATACTGGCCGGTAGCCCAGGTGGTGGCCGGGGTGCCGGTCAGGCCGGCCAGGGCGGCCAGGTTGGCCGGGGTGTTCGCCCCGGACGGGGTGAAGAAGCCGGGTGAGCCGGCGGTAGCCCCGGTGGCGGTCACGGCCCCGGTGTCCACCGACGGCGGGGCGGTCAAAATCCAGTCGATATCGACCTCTGACAGGGTGCCGGCGTCGCCGCCGATATAGCGGTACGGCTGGGGGATCATAAACCCCGAAAACTGCGGATTAGTAGCCGACACTACCTGGGACGAGTAGGCCCGGCATTTGAACTGGGCCGGCTGCTGGCTGGCGTTGTAGGCGGCCACCGCGGCCCGCAAGGTGGCGTCAGTGGCGCCCGGCGCGAACGACTGGGCGAACTTGGCCACGAAATGCCATTTGATGATGGCCGGATAATCCGTTTCGCTGCAAAAGGTGGTGACGGTGACCGGCTTGTTTTCCGGGTTCACCTCGAAATGCAACCCCAAACACCTGAGGTTGACGCCGTTGACCTCCACATAACCGTCGGTCAATATCAGCGGGGTGGCCACCGGCGGGGTCGGGTCGACCAGCGGGTTGACCTGGTCGAGCAGGCCCACCCCACCGTTCTTGTCTGACATGTTGATTTTCCTCCTTACATGCGGATAGTGAGCATCAGGTCGGCGGCCAAATACTGGCCGCCGCCCACGTCCAGCAGAGCCCGCCAGTTGCGGGTGCCGGTCACCACCAAAACCCCGTGGGCCAGCAGGCCGCCGAGCGTGCGGTCGGCCTCCAGGCAGGCCCGGGCGGTGGCCAGCATCTGGTCCACGGCGGCCGCCTCGGGCAGGCCGGCCACGGTGATAACCGGCAGGGTGACCTCGTCGACACCCATGATCGGTATGTCGTAGATCACCGTTTGAGGCCAGCCCACGATGAAGGCGGGGATGTTGAACGTGGGCGGCGGGTCGGCGAAGGCGGTCACGCCGCCCTCGGTGGCCGCGAACAGGTCGGCGGCGATAGCCGTCGCCACCGACGCCCGCGCCCAGGACATCAGCCGAACACCATGGGGGCGCAAACGGCGTACAGGTCGTCCTTGTCGGGGTCGTAGCGGCCCACCCGGATCAGCCCGGTATCCGCGAAACCCAACGTGCCGTCGATGGAGTCGCGGCGGCGGTACAGGCGGGCGGCGTGGAACAGGCAGGCCTCGTGGGCGGCGTCGGGCAGGACGGTGGTGTCCCCCGGATAGATCGGCTCGGTGGCCGGGCCGAAGGTGCCGTCGCCGTTGTCGACCAGCTGGGAGCCCATGCGCCGTTGGCCGTAGTCGACGGCCGCCGACAAGGCGGTCTGAATGACGCCGTCCTCGGTCGGGTCGGGCTGCAAACGCAAAAGCGTTCGCACCTCCTTCAGCGTCGGCCAGACCGCCATCAGGCGTAGGTGTACTGCTCGGCCGCGGTCACGTTGCCGCGGGGGTTGAGGACGACGACCGGCACCGCGCCCGCCGCGTGGGCGGGCGAGACGCAGGTGATGGTGGCGTCACTGTTGACCAGAAAGCCGGTGGCCGCGGTACCTCCGAAGGTGACCCCGGTCGAACCGATCAGACCCGATCCTCGGATGGTCACGCCCGTGCCGCCCGCCACCGGCCCTCCGGTCGGCGTGATGCTGTCGACGCTGGGTGTGGCCGCCAGCGTCCCCCATTGGTCTTTGCGGACGTAGAGCCGCTGGGTGGGCGTGGCGCCCTGCGGGTACTGGTCGAGTTTCCACGACCCTGGCAAAGCCAGGGCCGCGGCAACGTCGGTGGCCGGGGCGTTGGAGGTGGCAATCCCCCACGACCCGGCCGGTTTGATAGTCCAGGCCACGGTTACCGTTTGCGGGCGGCGGCGCCCGGACCGGGCGACAGCGCCGCGTCAGGCTCTTCGTCGGCGGGCGGCTCTTCGTCGGCCTCGATCATGGTCGGCATGCCGGCCGGCGGGGTCAGCGGCACCAGGGCGGCGCCTTGCAAAGCCCCCCAGGCCACATAGCCGCCGTAGGCCACCTGCACCCCCAGAATGCTGGGCTCGATCACGGACAGCAGGCCGATTACCTCTTCGTAGACCTCGAACAGCGACGAGTTACCGACGATGCAGGTGCCGGCCACGAAAGTCGGGACAACGACGCGGGGCACGCCCAGCATGTCGCCCCGGAAGGAGGCCAGGGTGGAGGTGCCGGGGGCGTTCATCTCGTCGGTGGTGTTCTGCGGCAGCACCACCCGGGCCACGTCCACCAGCGAACCCAGCGCGGCCCACACGTCCAGCGAGCACCAGATCCGGTCCGGCATCATGAACCCGGCCGAATAGGCGTGCATGGCCGCGGTGTACAGGGCCAGCGTCCAGCCTTTGAGGTCGTTGGTGGCCACCACCACCGCGGTGGCCGTGGCCGCCGCCTTGAACGCCGCCGCCGCCGCCGTCTCGGTCTGCACGGCATAGACGTTGGCCAGGTCCCGAACCAAAATGTCCCACGCCCCCGGCGACGTCCAGTCGATGTCCTGGCGGGAAATGTCGACGGTGCCGCCATAGGTGTTCTTGGCGAACGACACCGGACTGATCGTCATCTTCTGGGATGGCAGCTGCGTTTTTTCGCCGGCCCCGCCGGCCGGGACCTGCTGGCCCACGGTGGTGTGCGTGACAATCTTCGGGCGGGTGAAGGTGGCGCCCGGTATGCCGCCTAAAGCTTTGGCGCCGCCCAGGCTGGAAATGAAAGGCCGGTTGGCGTCGATCAGGTTGACGACCTGGCCGACGATGGGGGTGGGCAGCACGCCGGTGGTGTCGGTGGTCTTCTGGTCGGCCACCGCCCGGGTTTGAGCGATCCTCGCCGCCGCCTGGGGGTCGGGGTTGCCGCGGTCGGTGATCCCATGCGCCCGCAAATAGTCGACTAGGAACGATCCGGCCGAGGCGTACACGAACCCGCGACTGTCGGCGTCGAGGCGGCGGGGCTGGGCTGGCAGCCGATCCCCTCGAGGTTGGGGCAGGGCGGCGGCGGCGGCCTCGTGGGCGGCGCGCATGTCCTCGTAGTCGGCCAACGGTTTGATCTGGGCGTCGATCTCGTCCAGCCGCTGCCGGGTGGCGGTCAACAGCGATTTTTCGGCGTCGACCAGGTCCCGGTCATCGGTCACCTGGGACAGGACGGCGTCCATGGCCGCCATCTGCTCTTTGCGCTGCACACATAGACGATCAAGTACAGGGTTCATCGGAAACAACCTCCGCGTTAGTCGGGTCAGCTGGCGGGGCTGCCCGACGGGCCTGCGTCCGGGGCCACCGGGAGGCGAAGGCCCGGGCGGTGGCCGGGGGACGGGCGGGGTCGGCCGCGTGCGTCGCTTCGGGGGCTTAGCGTAGTTCGTCGACGATGCGCCGCCAGCGATCCACCTGGCGCTCGGGGCGTGGCGGCGGCGCCGGCGGCCGCCAGGCGGAGCGGACCATGGTCACCCCGGCGTCTTCGAACGCCGGGGTCGGGGTCATGCTCACTTCGATCAGCCTGGACTCCAGCCGGGTGACCCGGGGCAGCTCGTCGGGATCGTCGGAGAACGGGTTACCGTCCTCCCAGGCCGGGGCGATAGCGTCGTTGAACCCGATGGACAGGCCGGTGAGGTGGCCGGCCTCGGCCAGCCGGGCCGCCTCTTGCGCTGCGGGACTGTCATCCAGCTTCCATACGCCGTGCAGGCCGTCTCCCGGATGCGACCACGATTCGGCGTGGCCGATCAATGCGTTAAGTGACCGGTTGTCGTGGAACAGCAGCAGCGGCAATTGCTGCCCGGCCGGCCGGGACGGGCTGGTTGATCGTTTGAACGATCCGTGTCGGTGCTGCTCGAGGAAACCGCCGAACTGAGTTCGGACCGGGGTCCACTCCCCGTAGGGGACGGCCCGGCCCTCCAGGTACTTATAGGGGCGGCCCACCGCCTGGGTGCGCCAGTTCCAGCTGACAACCTCACGTCGTTCGGGTTCGGGTTCGGTCATGCGGCCGGCACCTCCTCAGGTTGGGCGGCCGGGGCGGCCGGCAACGCCGGCGGCGGCGGTGGTGGCGGGGTGGGCGGTCCGAGGTCGTCGTCGGTGGGGGCCAGGTTGAGCATGGCCCGGGCCTCGTCGATGGTGACGATGGCGCCGTTGTAGGTGGCCACCGCGGCGTTGGAGGTGACGGTCAGATCGTCGGAGAGCAGTTTGTTGCGGTCGAAACGGATGGCCTGGCCGCGCGGCAGCCAGGCGTAGGACCACACGTCCTCCAGGTCGGAGAGGACCGGCTCCAGCGAGGTCCGCAACACCTGCTGGTATTGGGGGCTGGCCGTCTTGTACGTCATCCCCGCCACCGGCGCGCCCAGCCAGTAGCCATCAATGTTGAAAAGATTCGCCGTGTCAACCAGCGACATATGGCGGGCCTCGATCAGCTGCGTATCGCTTGGGCTCCAGGCCAAAGGAATTACTTGCGTACCGTTGGGGAGGATGGCCGGCCGCCGGTTCGGGCCACCGTACTTGACCTCCCAACTGTCGGCCGCCTCGTCGGCGATGTCCTGCGTCAGGGTGGCCTGGGGGGTGATGATGGCCACGCTGGGGACGGCCGAGCCGGCCAGGGTGGCCGCCTCGTACACCTCTTCCATGGCCACCCGGTCCAGCGTGCCCAACGCCTCCTCCACGATCCCCACCCCCCGCACCGCCCCAAACCAGCGGTCCGCGCCCCGCTTGACGTGAACGACGTCCTCCACGTTGAGCGGCTGGCCGTAGAAGTAGTAATCCGGCAACGCCTGGCCGGGCACCCACACGATGTACACGTAGTTGATAGGCAAATACTGGACGGTGGTCGGCCACCCGTCGACACCGCGCGACGTGACCAGGCTGACAGCGTTGCCGCTGAGCAGGTAGTCCTCCACGCTGATGCCGACGAACCACGATCCGGCGTTCAAAGGGTCGGGCCGCTCCAAAAGGCGGGGGCGGGGTAGCTTCACCTCACCCCGATAGGCGTCCATCTTCATCTGACGGACCAAACCGGAATAGATCTGCAGGCAGCGGGACACCGACGGGATCTGACGGGCAGAGGTGGCGTCCCACACGAACGGCCCCACCATGGCGTTAGTGCCGTTCGGCGGGTTGAACCGCAAACTTGGGGCGCCGGCCGTCGTCCGCCCGATCGACCACGGGCCCGGGTTGCGCGACCAGGTCAGAGACACCGAACGCCCAGCGTAATGCCGTCACCGCCGGCTATTACGGATAACTAGAGGATCCGGAAATCGCCGATGGCGGGCGGGGCGTGATCGAACCCCCAGATGGCCACGGTGGCCGCGGTCAGACAGGCCAACGAGCCGGCCGAGGTGCGCCGACCCCACGCCCAGGCGTCGCCCAGCGCCCGCCGGGTGGCGTCGTTGGCCGCCGAATCGAGCGCCGGATGGGTTCGGTACCTGACCGCCGGCGGGTCGGCTACGAGCGCCTCCAGGAGCCCGACGCAGGCGGCTGCGTACTCCTTGGCTTTCAGGCCGGTGAGCTCCAGGCCGGCCCGGCGGGCGGCGTCGGCCACATCCAAGGCCGGGCCGGCCTCGTCGAAGCACACCGCCAACGGCCGCCACCGCTCGGCCAGCTCGGCCAGCCGCTCGAGCAGCCAGCCCACCCCCGGCCGCTGGTCGGCCACCTCCACCCGGGCCGTACCGTCCCCGTCGCGCCAGGCGGCCACGATGGCGGCGTCGGAGCGGTCCACGGCCACGTCGAAGGCCAGCACCAACCGGCCCGGCTCCGGTAGCGGCGGGTTGTCGTCGGCGGCGGCCCGCCACGCCGCCAGCGGGATAACCCGGGCCGTGGTCGACACCCAGCGGTTGCCGTAGGCCCGGGCGAACTCGTCGGGGCCGAGCATGTCCAGCGCCGCCTGCATGGCATCCGGTCCCACCGTGTGCCCGTAGGCGGGATGGTACACCGGCCATGAGA